GGTAGAACAGGTTTAAGTTATTTACTTGCAGAAGATACAAATGAAAGAATGCCATTTAAAATGGGCCGTCGTGCGTTTTTAAAATTAATGGGAGCAGCTGGTGCAGGTATCGGTGCACTTAAAACAGGAGCATTAAAACTTTTTGGGAAAGAAGGAGCAACTGTTGCAAAAGAATTAACACAAGTTCCAATTAAAAATATTGAAGGCATGCCAGCATGGTTCAAGCCCCTTGTAAATAAAGTTATTAAAGAAGGTGAACCAGCGGATTCATGGGCAATGGGGCAAAAAAGTGTTGTACATAAAACTAAACTTCCTGAATCTGATACCACTATTGTAGTAGAGCAACAACTGGATACTGGAGATGTTATAGTTGATATTGGAATGGGTAAGCATGGTTGGGCTGATGGTAAACATGGTCAACCGACTAGATTACATTATAAAGCAAAAGAATTTATTGAACCAGACATAGATGATGCAGGAAAAGTAAAATCTAAAGGTCAAGAAGTCCCAGAAGAATTTAATGTTGAAGAAGCAGAATTTACTGGAGGACATCCAGAGAATATTAAATTTGAAGACTCAACTATTGAAAAATTTGGTGATCATGCATCTGATTTTTCTGAAGTAGAAAAATTTGCAATTGGGAAAAATACAATTAAAGGTCAAATAGGTGGGAAATCAAAACCCAGACCTATGAATCAAAAGGATATTGACTTTGCATCCGGTGGCGTGGCTAAGATGTTAGGAGAATAATGGCTAAGGTAGAAGAGTATCAACAAATGATGGCGTGGTTAACTCGTCCAAAATCCAAGTTCCAAGAACCACGGATCATGGACCTTGCAGATGGTGGACGGATCGGGTTTGAGCCAGGTGGATCAGCTTTAAAAAAATCAGGGTTTGATCCAAATATGTTATTGAGTGAAATGACTTCTGATGAAAAATATAATTTTAAGAAATATGTAAACGACAAATTTTCTATTCCTAAAGAACTTTTTACTGAAGATGATGCTATAGAATTTTTAATTAAAAAATATAACCTTCCTAAAGCTGATGCAATTAATAATTTAAAAGGATTAAATAAGAGTGAGCTATCTATGGTGGAAGAAATACTTATAGATCAAAATAAAAAGTTTGATGAAATAAGTAAATTAAAACCAGGAACTAAAGGATGGAAAAGTGGAACAGGTTGGCAATCAGCTGAAAGATCTAGTGTTTTAAGAGCTGCAAGAGATTATGCTTTATATGGTAAAGAAAATTTAGATGCTTTAACCGAAGGTAGTTTTCCAGGTAAAAAATATTGGGAGTTAGGTGGAAGAAAACGTCCAGACACTCCTCATACTGGAATGAAAGAGCAGATAAAAAGACAAATGAAGACTAAAGTAAAAGAACTTATTGATGAATATCCACAACTTAGAAATTTATACCTAGAAGCATTAGACAAAAAAACAGGCGGTAAAAATTTAACAACAACATCGGGAAGAAATTTTTTACGCCAACGACAAATTGGAGCAATGGACGAAGCTTTAAAAGCATTACCCAAAGATTTAAAAAATAACATTATATCTAATATTAATATAACAGCAAAAGAGGTTAGTGTAGCAGATGGAATTCCAACTTTTAAAACTGGTCCACTAGATCATGGTGCACCATCAGGTTATAAAACAACTTCAACTCCAGCTACAGATATGTTAGAGTTAAAATATGGTACAGGACCAGAAGGTAGATACAACCAATTTGTAGATGAGGTAAAAGAATTTTATACTTACCCAAGATCAGGAGGACCTAAAGATCAATTTTCTTATGCCCGTAAAGCAGGGATGGAAATAAAAGATATAAAAAATAGATACTTCCCAGATTTTAGTGATAAGTATGTTGAAAAAATAATTACTAATACTGCTAAGAAAGAAGGAATTAATACGGTTAGACCTGCAGTTGAAGATTATGTAAAAACTTTAAAAAAAGATCTTAGAAAACCAGTGAGTGAAGCCGCTAAAGATATAGCACGTCAAAGGGCTGCATTAGATCCTACTGGAGTATGGAAGGGTTTTCCTAAGGGTGTAAAAAAAGGAAAAATGCACCACATGTTTGGAAAAGATACAGGAGAAACTTTATCAAGACTAATGGTGGACTTTTCAGATGAAACAGCTTGGGGAAGTCTGGAAGATGCCTTAAAAAATTTAGATATAGAAAAAAGAGGATTAGATCTGACAACAGATGCTGGCCGAAGAAGATTAGCAGTTATTCAAGATACTGAAAAAAGAATTTTAAAAGGAAAAGATGTTACAGGTCGTACATTAAAATCACGTAAGACTGGAGAAACTTATCCTATTAGTAAAATTAGAACAGAAAAATTTAAATTAGAGCGTCCAGGTAGAAAAGGAAAATTAGGTTATGAAAAATTTACCATTGATGATGCTGGTAAAGTAACTAAAGCTAGAAAAGGAACTGACTTATCTAAAACAGTAGCTGCTCAACATTGGGACGATGTTAAAAGTTTAGCTAATGTAGATTTTAAAACTTTAAAAAAAGGTAGTCCAGAATGGACGAAAATTAGAAAAGTTATGGAGAATGCGTATGGCGATATTGGTAAAACAATTAATAATTTAAATCCAAGAGAGATAGGAACGATATGTAGCGCTATTAGAGCGCTTCCTGGATTTTCTTCAGGTGGAAGTGCACAATGTATTACAAAAATTAATAAAGCTTTTTTAGAACGTCCGGATGATTTAATGAAAGCTTTAACAAAAATTTCTAAACCAAGTGGTAAACTAAAAGGTGTGGTTAACATGGCTAAAACTTTAGGAAGAGGTACTGGATGGTTTTTATTAGGAGAAGCTGCTTTTGCTGTGCCATGGGCTGCGGGTTCTTATGCTTTCGGGGCTAACAAAGATGAAATTATTTCTGATATTACATATGGATTATTAGGTAAAGATAAAGAAGAACAATTAAAAGCTGCTGATCCTTTATATGGTCTAACTGAAAAAATTATGCAAGATTATACAGCTTATCAAGATACAGCGAGTAGAACTGATCGAGGTTTAGTGGGTACAAGAATGGGAGCTAAACCAGGAGCTTTAAAAAAAGCTACGCAATCTTTATATGAAAAACAAAAGCCATTTATAAATGAAAAAGGTGAGTTTGATATGGATAAATATAATGAACAAAAAGCTAAAGATATAGACGCAGCTGCAAATTGGGAAAAGGAAAAAATTAAAAGAAAAGAAGAGAGAGGTTTATGGAATCCTGACTATGATGTGTTTACAGATGAGTTAATGGCTGCTGAAGGCGGAATAGCGAGTTTAAAAAAGAAATGGTAAAAGAAAACCCAACATTAGTTAAAAATATGAAACACGTTAAATGGAACGCTATACCCCCTTTAAAAGGGCCTAATCCACAGGGGTTGATTAAACCTAAAAAACAAGATAAGAAGAAGCAGGAGAATTTAAATGGCAGAAATAGATAAAGGTCTCCCAAACGCTAAACGACCAGAAGATGAAGAAGTTGCAGAATCTGTTGTCGATGTTTTGGAAGCAGACACACCCAAAGGTCCCGTTGAAGTTATAGAAGACGAAGAAGGGGCAACAATTGATTTTGATCCAACTGCAATGCCTTTACCTGAACAAGGTGATCACTTTGCAAACTTAAATGATTTATTACCAGAAGATATTACTGATCCAATCGCTAATAGATTAGAAGCAGATTACAGAGAATATAAAGCTTCTCGTTCAGATTGGGAAAGAGCTTACACTGTTGGTTTAGATCTTTTAGGATTTAAATATGAAAATAGAACTGAACCTTTCCAAGGTGCATCCGGTGCAACACACCCAGTTTTAGCAGAAGCTGTAACACAGTTTCAAGCGTTAGCTTATAAAGAATTATTACCAGCTGATGGACCTGTTAGAACTCAAATCATGGGAGCAAGTAATCCTATGAAAGAACAACAGTCTCAGCGTGTTAAAGATTTCATGAATTATCAATTGATGGATCAAATGAAAGAATATGAACCTGAATTTGATCAAATGTTATTTTATTTACCTCTTGCAGGTTCTACATTTAAAAAAGTTTATTATGATGATCTATTAGGCAGAGCTGTTTCTAAATTTGTACCAGCTGATGATTTAATCGTGCCATACACAGCAACATCACTACAAGATGCAACATCTGTTTGTCATGTAATTAAAATGTCAGAAAATGATTTACGTAAACAACAAGTAAATGGTTTTTACACTGATATAGAATTAAATAAACCTCAAGATGTAGTTACAAATGAAGTAAAGAAAAAAGAATTAGAATTAGAAGGTTTAACTAAATCACAAAGAGTTGAACCTTTATATACATTACTAGAATTCCACGTAGACCTTGATTTAGAAGGTTTCGAAGACGTTGGTCCCGATGGTCAACCAACAGGAATAAAATTACCTTACATCGTTACAATCGAGCAAGGTAGTCGGAAAGTTTTGTCGATAAGACGAAACTTCGCGCCCAATGATCCAAAGAAAAATAAGATCCAATATTTCGTCCATTTCAAATTTCTGCCAGGACTTGGATTTTATGGCCTTGGACTCATTCATATGATTGGCGGACTGAGCCGTACTGCAACTGCGGCTCTCCGTCAATTGTTAGACGCGGGAACATTATCAAATCTTCCGGCAGGATTTAAACAAAGAGGTGTCAGAGTAAAAGATGACGCTGCAAACATACAACCGGGTGAATTTAAAGATGTAGATACACCAGGAGGAAACTTAAAGGATGCATTTGTATTCTTACCGTATAAGGAACCTTCTGCTACATTATTGCAATTGATGGGAATAGTCGTTCAAGCAGGACAAAGATTCGCGTCGATTGCTGACATGCAAGTCGGTGACGGGAACCAATCAGCAGCTGTTGGTACGACTGTAGCCCTATTGGAGCGCGGCTCTCGGGTAATGTCAGCAATCCATAAAAGGTTATATGTATCATTAAAGCAAGAATTTAAATTACTTGCTAATATCTTTA